TGTTCCCATTAAATCAGATGCTGCAGACAAACATGCAATCGATATTATCTTTACTCTTGCTAAATCTTTTGAGACTGCTATGGACACTGTTGATGGCGGAGATGATGATGCTGTACTTGATGCAGTGCTTGCTTGGGTGGACACTCTTGAAATTCCTGCAGGCTATGAAATTGATGAGAATCTGTTGGATTCAAAATCAGAGCTTGAAGCAAGAGATATGGCTGAGAAAATTTATGATTTTATGAAAAGAGGTAAGTAAGATATGAACTACAATTACACTGAACAGTCTTTGAGGGAAGCCATTGAAAAGAAGAAAGTTAAGACTCCTGAGGATTACAGTGTATTGTCTCTATTAACAGGTGGTGTCTCTATCGAACAGTTGAAAGAGTACAAGACAGATTTATATTACAAAGTTCTCAGAGAGTTATGACAACATGGGGGAGATTTGCAATTGTGAGTCTTCCCCAAATTCATATATAAGGAGGTGATGACAAGTGAATTATATTGATAATTTAGCAGAATACTTTGCGAAATTGAGTGTCCAGGATCCCAATCAGGTTAAAGAAGACTTAATGAACATCAGAACTGCAATGAATTTCTGTATAAGAGATTACAAGAAATTATGTGATCATTACACACACGGATTGCCTAAACCAATATCAAGTGATCCATCTCTAACAACATGTGATCAAATATTGAGTAAGTATGTCGATTTGTGTGGAGTTAACTCATTTGTAGTAACAACTTTAATGAAGATGGCAGTGTCAGTCGAGTTACCTAAGAATGTAATTCAGAAGGAATACCGTGAAAGTAATGAGAAGCCTCCTGCCTTTAATCAGTATTTGATTGCACATGTTGATTTGAAATATAAAAGAGTTGAGAAATTTGTACATGATGCGATCCTACAAGATGACTTAGAAAAGAAACCAGCTAATTATAAAAGAGTTGTCAAAAGGGCTAGATATTTGTTTAAGAAATATATGAGTAAATTACAACCAAAACTGTATAAGTTGACTAATGGTTCTTCTACTCGAATTGAAGATGCTTACAATGTAAGAGATATTAATGGAATAGTTTATCTTCCAGAAGATGTGGATGTAAGAAATGAATATTGGAGAATAATTGACTATTTCAAAATTCTTAACTTTGATGAAGATATGGAATTTATTGAATATCCTTCAGGTGGATGTGGTGGCAAGCATGAAATAAATCCAGATGACAGTGGAAAGGCAAGAGAGCTGTATTGTCTCGATCCATGGGTACAAATATTGTCGAAAGCAGTATCTGAAGCACTTGAGTATGTCGCTAAAAGACTGCCTGGAAATGGAACATATGATCAGCACAGATTTGTCCGAAACTGTATAAGAAAAGGTTGGCACAAAGATAGTTATATTCTTTCTACTGATATGTCCAAATATTCTGATACTCTTTTGAGGGAGTGGATTCTTGCAATTTTGAATGACATAGGCATGCCACTTGAATTGAACTGTGAGTTAGATAAATTATATAGTTTACCTGTAGTCGATTCAATTAGAGGAACAATTTGGTCTGGCACACTTGCAACTTATCAGGGCCAATATGGAGACTTTGCAATGATAACTATAGTCAATTTGTTAGCACAGTGCTTATGTTATGACTATGTCCATCAGGAGATGATCTACCCTTCTGAGATTGAAATGAAACAAGGCAATTACAATAATATAGGCAACTCTGCTGTGGGTGATGATACTGTTATGAGATTTGGAGAATATGATCCTAATATTAAAATGGTAGTCAAAGCTATATACAATTCTCTCGGAGTTAACATTAATTTAACTAAAACTCATGAATTAATATATGGAGATGGTTTTATCGATTTCATTAAGAGAGTCATTACCAATGCTGGACTCATACCCTATGTTAGATTCGAAGCATTCCGTTCTAACAACTTTGATGAAATTTGCAATGAAGTTTATCGAGTATATCGTGATGGAATGCCTCAAAGAGAATGGTTCGAATTTGTTGACTATATCTTCAAGGATAGAGCAGAATGGATCAAGAGATTACACTATATCAATGGTGGTGTATATCGAGGTACAATCGAGAAATCAGATCTCCTTCTCTTTCAGGAAAGGTCTAAATCTCTGAAGCTCACTTATACTTTGAAAGATAGTGATGATTTGAGAAAATGGTTAGATTTATTTCAGCAGAATTTGAGGGAACAGAATTTGGATTTGTGTAATACTGCATTGGTGGCTTACTATCCAGATTATCCAGTGCTATTCGAAGAAGAAATGGAAGATTACATTTACCTCGATCCTGAAGAAGTGAATGAACAGATCAGATTGAATATATTGAATATGTCTACTATTGGCTTTGAAGTTGATACTCTCGAATGTCCTGAGATTGTTATAGGATTGAAATGGGATGACATTTGCAAAGATGATTCTTTGAAGAATGTTGTTGATTTCTTTGATGATTTTAACAATAATGCTGCTTATCGATATTTGACTGCCAATACTAAGAGATATAAAGAAACAGTATTCTATGATATGTATCACTGTGATTTGTCAAATGTTGAATTAGATTCAGATATAATTCGCCTATCACATTATGAGATCTCTCACTCTGATGATTACGTCAATATGCAACTACAGTCACGTTTTGATTTTATCAATCGAATTATTCATAAATATTGTTGTACTTGTGGCTGGGACTATTTCCATGAGAGATGTTGGGAAGTAAACTTTCATGATTACCTACAGAATAGTGTTACTGGTGAGCAGGTTAGACTCTATAGTCTTGTTAAACCCAGATACAATTCTAGAAGAATTTTGAAATTTGATGAATTTTCATCAATCATTAAGAAATATCACTCTAAGTGTTCTGAAGATGATTTAAA